CAGCAAAAACTGGAAATCTGATGCATGTGGTTCTGACATGGAAGGGAAAGATGTATTCCCTTAAAATGTTCTTCCCACAAATCTCTACTCCAAATAGAAGAGACGTTCAGGATCAGATTGAAAAAATATATCCAGGATCGAGAGTTCAATCTTTCAATGTTTCGGAATATACTCCAGGTGAACCTTTTTTACAAACAGAAGGTGCTGCATGGACTAAGAAGGAAGGTCAAAATAAAGAAGGAGGACTAAACGAAAAGGGTCGCAAATCTTATGAAAGAGAGAATCCTGGAAGTGATCTAAAAGCACCTTCTAAGAAAGTTGGTAATCCTCGCAGAGCATCATTCTGTGCCCGGATGTCCGGAATGAAGAAGAAACTCACTTCATCCAAAACTGCTAACGATCCTAATAGCAGAATTAACAAATCCCTTAGAGCTTGGAATTGCTGATATGAAAACATTCAAACAGTTTTTATCCGAAAGCATCACTATTAACGGTGATTTTAATGGAACCTTAAATGTGGGTGGATCTTCTCCAGAGTCACAACCTCAGACAGAAGAATTCTCTGCTGATATCGTTTACATGGGAAATCTTCATAGAATCTCTATGGTAAGTGAAAGTGGTATTCCTTCAAAAATGGAACTAGCAGAATATCTTCAGAATGCATATCCAGGTTCTATTGTCCAACATATATACGTTAAAGAGAACTCAAAAGGTTCTATTAAAGTAACAGACGATAAAAGATATCATCCAGCAAAATTAGATTGGATTTGAGGTAAATAATGGCTCAGTGGAATAAGACTACTCAAGACTTTCTAAATCAAGAGAGAAGTCTCTTTGAGGTTTATAATATTGCTGATCACTGGGGAAACCAGACAGACTGGAGACCTCAGTTTTCTGACAATAACAGATTAAAGGTTGCTCCCTTCCAAACAGTTTTCTTCAATACTTTCCAGTATGGTAAGGAGACTGATGTTTGGGATGAGAGTTTAGTTGGTGTTGCAACTGCTACTCATAATGCCAATTCCAGTAATGTGGTTATGGAAGTTGGATCTACTGCTGGTAGTAAGGTTGTCAGGCAGACGAAGAATGTAATGAGATACATTCCTGGTAGACCAGCAACTCTAGCATTTTCAGTTCGTCTAGAGGCACCACAAGTAGGTATTCGCAGAAGATTCGGATTGTTTAATGATACTGATGGTGCTTACTTTGAGGATGATGGTGGCACATATTCTTATGTAATTCGCAGCAGTGCATCTGGTATCACTACAGAAACTAGAGTAACCAGAGACAACTGGAATGGTGAGAAGTTTGATGGTAACGGATGGACTGGTGTAACCGCAGATCCAACAAAACAACAGATGATTTCCATTAACTATGAATGGTATGGTGCAGGTGGTGTAACATTTAATTGGTTAATGAAAAATGAGACTATTGTTAGCCATAAATTTGAGAACTCAAATGTTCGGGATAATGTTTGGTGTAGAAGTCCATTCCTTCCAATTCGTATGGAGATTGAGAATGTGACTGGTGTTGCTGGAACTCATTATCTTTATCAGGGTTCTAACTCTCTGATTCAAGAAGGTGAACCAGAAAAACTTGGTACTTTGTTGAGTATCTCAAATCCCATCACTGGAACAACGATGCTTACTGCAAACACTTTCTATCCAATCATCAGTTTGCGTCTTAAGTCATCTGCACTTCAGGCAGTTATGTTACTGAGATCTCTACAAGCAGTAACGAACGATAACACGAATGTTTATTGGAGACTTTTGGAAAATGCAACTTTGACTGGTGCGAGTTGGACAAACCATCCAGATCCAAACTCCTTTATCCAATATGATACTACAGCAACTGCACTCACTGGAGGAATAACACTCCTCTCAGGATTTACGATTGCTGGTGGTGCTTCTTTAGTGGATATTGATAGTAAAGCGACATTGCAACTTGGAAGATCTGGTATTGGTACAATCAGTGATACTTATACTCTTGCCTGTGCTTCTCCCAACACCAACAAAGCAGCACTTGCGGTACTTAACTGGATTGAACAAAGGTAAATTTTATGAGTGATGTATATCTTGGCAATCCCTTACTGAAGAAGGCAAATACTCCGATTGAGTTTACGCAAGAGCAAATTATTGAATTTGTTAAATGTAAGGAAGATCCTGTTTATTTTGCAAAGAACTATGTAAAGATTGTGACCCTGGATAAGGGACTACAACCCTTCCAAATGTATCCTTTCCAGGAGAAGTTAGTTAATAACTTCCATAATCACAGATTTAACATCTGTAAAATGCCACGACAGACTGGTAAGTCAACTACTGTGGTATCTTTCCTGCTGCACTATGCCGTCTTTAATGATAATGTTAACATAGGTATCCTGGCAAACAAAGCAGCAACCGCCAGGGAGCTTCTGGATAGGTTACAGACTGCTTATGAAAACTTACCAAAGTGGATGCAGCAGGGTATCATATCATGGAATAAAGGTTCTCTGGAATTAGAAAATGGATCAAAGATTCTGGCTGCTTCTACGTCTGCAAGTGCTGTCCGAGGCATGTCATTCAATATCCTCTTCCTCGACGAATTTGCGTTCGTTCCAAACCATATTGCAGATTCCTTCTTTGCATCTGTTTATCCTACTATTACTTCTGGTAAGAGCACGAAAGTAATTATCGTTTCCACCCCACACGGTATGAATCATTTCTACCGAATGTGGCATGACGCTGAAAAGGGTAAAAATGAATATGTGTTTACTGATGTTCATTGGAGTGAAGTTCCAGGACGTGATGAGGAATGGAAAAAACAAACTATTGCAAACACCTCCGAACAACAATTCAAAGTTGAGTTTGAATGTGAATTCTTAGGGTCGGTTGATACTCTTATCGCACCAAGTAAACTTAGAAATTTTGTATATGATCACCCATTAAAGAGAAACGCCGGATTAGACATTTATATAGATCCTCAAGAAAATCATGATTATGTAATTACAGTTGACGTTGCTAGAGGAGTCAGTGAAGACTATTCAGCGTTTGTAGTAATTGATATCACAGAATTTCCACATAAGGTAGTTGCAAAGTATAGGAATAATGAGATTAAACCTATGCTTTTTCCAAACATAATATACGAAGTAGCAAGAAATTATAATGGAGCATATATTTTATGTGAAGTTAATGATATTGGAGATCAAGTAGCTTCACTACTCCATTACGACTTAGAGTACCAGAATGTACTCATGTGCTCAATGAGAGGTCGTGCAGGTCAAATTGTTGGACAAGGATTCTCCGGAAAGAAAACACAACTTGGAGTTAAAATGTCCAAGACTGTGAAAAAAGTTGGATCCCTCAATTTGAAGACAATGATTGAGGAAGACAAACTTTTGTTTAATGATTATGAAATCATATCTGAGCTGACAACCTTTGTGCAGAAGCACAACTCATTTGAAGCGGAAGAAGGTTGCAATGACGACTTAGCAATGTGTCTTGTAATTTATGCATGGTTAGTTGCACAAGATTATTTCAAAGAACTTACCGATCAGGACGTTAGAAAGAGAATATATGAAGAGCAAAAAAATCAGATAGAACAGGACATGGCACCATTTGGATTTATAGTTGACGGAACAGACTCTGCAAGTTTTGTTGATACCGATGGTGACAGGTGGTTCACTGACGAATATGGCGATATGTCTTATATGTGGGAATATAATTAATGGAACTAGACGACCAATTTAAATTCGGACATTTACTTCTTTATGATAGAAAATGTAGAGTTTGTGGTGAGATAAAGAACTTAATAGATAGTTTTTACCAGACAAGAAAAGATAGAGGTCCAGTAGCCTCTTCTTATTCATATGAATGTAAGGAGTGTACTATAAAGAGAATAGTTTCTAACAGAATGACAACAAGAGTTTTTGGTAAGTGGGAATATCCTGACTGGTAATTTTGTTCACGTCCGATTTCCCCTGCGTAAAGTAAGTTTTTAATAAATATTTTTTAGATAAACTGAGATTTACGGAGAAAAACATGGCGACTCCTCAATTATCTCCAGGCGTACTCGTCAGAGAGGTTGATTTAACAGTAGGAAGAGCTGATAATGTTTTAGATAACATTGGAGCAATTGCTGGACCATTTCCTATTGGACCTGTCGATTTTCCAATTGATATTGCGACCGAACAGGACCTAATCAATACGTTCGGCAAGCCACTATCAACAGATTCCCAGTATGAGTACTGGATGAGTGCTTCTTCTTTCCTTTCATATGGAGGAGTTCTCAAAGTTGTTAGAACGAGTGGAGCAACTTTAAACAACGCAAATGCTGGTGTTGGTGTTGCTTCCGACACAAGTTTAAAAATTGATAATTACGACGACTATACTAATAATCATTCAGAAGATAATAGTTTCACTTTTGCTGCTAAGAATCCAGGTTCTTGGGCAAATGGTCTTAAGGTATGTGTAATAGACGATCTTGCAGACCAAATCATTGGAATTACCACGACCAGCCTTGCTGGAGTCGGTGCTACCATTGGATATGGGGTAACTTCTTCAATTACAACTCTAATTCCCTCCTCTACAGGAGCAGCTACTACTTTTACTGGATATGTAAAAGGAATTATTACTGGAGTCACAACCGACGCAGTAAACGGAAATAGTTCTATCACTGTTAAGATAGTATCTAGAGTTTCGTCCGCAGGAACTGAAACCAATATCGATTACGCTGAAGGTTCTGTTGGAGCAGCATTTACAGCAACTGCAAATCTGAACTTCATAAATTCTAGTGGAACACTAGCAGGAACTTCTACTGCAGTTTCTATTTCAGATTGGTACAATAATCAAACATTGGGATTATCCAATGCCGTGATTTATTGGAGTTCTATTGCACCAAAACCAACTTCTAATAGATATGTCATTGATAGACAAGGTAAGAATGACGGTATCCATGTCGTAGTTGTTGACGACTTGGGAAATATTAGTGGAAATCAAGCAACGCTTCTAGAAAAGCACGTAGGTTTATCTAAGGCGTTAGATT